CCTTGGGCGCAGGAGGTCCCGGGTCCAAATCCCGGCGCCCCGACCACCTTTCGCGGATTCCATTGACGTATCGTTGACGTATTCACCCGGCGGGTCCAAGTTGGCCCCGCCGGGCTCGCCTTCCTTGTCGGCTTGTCCCCTCCTGACGGTAAATACGGAAAGGACGGTATTGACCGTTCGCATCGGCGCATGGTAGAGTTTGTGTGTCCAGGAGGACCGATGCCGAACTTTCAGGTTTTCCCCAATCAACGGCCCAAGACGGAGGCCGACGACCCGGTCGTCAGGCTCTACGAGAGTGCGAACATCGGGCTCACTCGGGCGGCAATGGAGCTGCTCATCCGGGAGGCACGGGCGGCGGGCGCGTTCGAGGAGCCCGGTTCCCCGGAGGTCTACTACATGGAGTTCTTGTTCGATGCCGAAGAGCAGGTCGTCGGCCTCCGCCTGGTCGGCGAAGGCAACCCGACGGGACACCGCACGCGGGCGGCCGGCGGCGTCTACATGGCGCCCGCGAAGGCGTTTTTCAGGCGCATGGAACTGCCCCGGGGCAAACGCTATCGGCTGCAACCGTACGGCGGAGGGGTCTGCGGGTTCTCGTTGAAGACGGGCGAGCTGAGTTGAGGCAGAGACATGCAGGAAACACCATCGTCGTCGCCGTGGATGAATCTCGCCGAGGCCGCCGAGTATGCACGCCGAGGTCGTCGGTCACTGGCCCGTGAGATCAAAGCTGGCCGGCTCAAAGCCGCTCGCGTCGGCGGACGCGGCGAGTACCTGACGCGGGCCGCGTGGGTCGACGACTGGCTCACCGGCCTGTCGACGGAGGTCATGGTGGTCCCGCGGAGGAGGTCCTCGCGGTGAACGACCACGACGACTCCAACCCCGCCTTCACCCTCTTCGTCAACGACGTCCTGTGCTGGGAGCCTGTCCACTGGCTCACCGACAGCGAACTCGGGCAAGTCTTCAAGCTGATCGTCTACGGCGCCAAGCTGGGCGGCCACTTCCCTAAGAACCATCCCCTACTGCAGACACTCGACGCGAAGGTCGTGGCGCTCTGCTGCAACGTCGACGAGGACGACTGCCTGGCCGTCGTCCGGCCCGTCGACCTGCCGAAGCTGATGGCGGCCCGTCGGGAGTTCCTCGAGAAGTGCCGAGACTCGGGCGCCAAGGGCGGAAAGGCCGCCGCGGAACGGCGCCGACGGGGGAGACTCCATGCCGTCTAGGGTCGCTAGTAGGGTGGCTAGTAGGGTCGCTACTAGGGTCGCTACTAGCGGAGCTACTACCTTCTTCGTTCTTCGTTCTTCGTTCTTCGTTCACGTGCTTCTGTACGTTCTTCACGTGTGTCACATACCCCGCCTGACGGCGGGTTGCACACAGAGAGGAACGACGGACGAGAAGAGGCTAAAGAGGGAAAACGCGTGAGCACACCGAAAGCCTGCGGCACAGGGAGAGCGTTCGCGAACCGACCGACCCTCGACAAGACCGGGGGAACAAAGCCGGTACCGCCCCGGGTGTTCTGGGCCGTCGTCGGGTCCGGGCTCTCCCTCCGCCGCGGCTCCGATGGTTGGCGCTTCGACTGCCCGCGCGACCCGGCGCACACCGTGACGATGTGCTACCGGAAGGTGGACGGCAAGGCCGACGGCGTGGTCTACCTGCACTGCCACCACGACGAGCCCTACACCGACGGCTGCAGCGCGCTGGCGGTGCTCACCGCCCTTGGCTGTTCGTTCCGCGACCTGTACCACCAGGCGGCGGCTGACGGCGCCTGTGTGCGCTGTGGCACGCAAGGGTACCGGGTGCAAGGCGTGCTCGGGAACCGCGCGGTATGTCTGGCGCATCTCCTCGAAGCCACTCACCAGCCGCTCGGGCTCCTGTTCGAGAAGTAGGGGGGGACGAAGAACGGGCTTGACTTCCTACGGTTTTTCTAGTACTATCGAATTAGTAGACAGGACCCACCCCGACGACCGACCTGCAACTGCTCCACCGCGCCACCCAGCAAGACGCTGAGGCATTCACGGAGATCTATCGCCGCTTCTACCCTGCTGTCTACGGCTGGTTTTCACTTATGGTCGGCCACGGCGAGGAGGAGGACCTAGCGCAGGACCTGTTCATGCGCCTGTGGGAGGGCAAGCTGCACGTTCGCGAGGCCGGCGACTTCAAAGCGGCTGGCGGGCTGTTGCGGTACTGGACCGCGCTGCAGGCGGCAAACCACCATCGCCACTGGCGGTGCATGCGGCGCGACCGCGCGCGTGAGGTCCCACTGAGCCAGCTCTCCCCCGCCGGTGGCGACCACGACGGCGAAGAGCGCGACGACCACCCGCTGACTCCCCGGTCAACTGAGGCCTCACCGGAGACGAGGACCTACGAGAACGAGCGGCGCCGGGTCATCGTCGCGGTCCTGACGGCGTTCGAGAAGCCGACGCGCCGGGTTGCGATCGGGTGGTTCCTGCGGGAGCAGACGGGGCCGGAGATTGCCGCCGAGATGGGCCGGTCGCGGGGGTGGGTCGCGTGGACGGTCGCGGCGGCCAAGCAGAGCCTGCGTCGCGAACTCAGCCCGATTTACAGGTCGACTGGTGTTCGGGCCTGCCGCGGCAAGTCTCCGAGGTCGTCGCGATGATGCTGCCTCCACGTCGATGCTCGACGTGCAACGCGTTGATCTCGAACGGCGAACGCTGTCCGACTTGCACGCGGCGCTATGACCTGTCGCGCGGCACTCCTGGCGACAGAGGATATGACCTCGCTTGGCAGCGGCTCAGGGCTCAGTTCCTGAGCGCGCATCCCACCTGTGCAGACTGCAGACAGCCTTCCAAGCAGGTCCATCACCAAACAGACGTCCGAGAGGCGCCTGAGCGGCGGCTCGACCCGACCAACCTGGTCGCGCTCTGTCACTCCTGCCACTCGAAGCGGACCCGAGCGCGACAACTGGCCAGGGGTCTCCGGATCACGGCCCCGATCAGCTCGATCTACCGCACCGGACGCAATCTTTCGGGCGTCCATAACCGGGGGCGACGTGGCTAGGCCCCGCCTCTCCCTGGAGGAGAAGCAGCGGCGGGGAACGGTGAGGCCGTGCCGTGAGCGGACATCGATGCCGTCGAAGCGCAAGTCGACGCGGAAGGCGACGCCGTCGTCGGTCGACTTCGCCGCGGTCGCCATCCAGTACGCCGACGACGTGGTCGCGGGCCGGATCGTCGCTGGAGCATGGCTACGGAAGGCCTGCGGGCGATTCCTGGCAACGGTCGCCCGCGCGACGACCGAAACCCCGTGCCCGTTCTCCTGGTCTCCTAGGGCCGTCCAGGACGTCTGTGAGTGGATCTCCCGGCTGCCTCACGTCGAAGGCCGCTGGTCGACGGCGACGATCGACCTGCAGCCCTGGCAGGTCTGGGTTCTTGGAGCGGTCTACGGCTTCAGGCGGCCGGATGGCGGGCGGCTGGTCTCGACGGTGTTCTTCGAGGTGGGCAGGAAGTCTGCCAAGTCGACCCTGACGGCGGCAGCGGCGCTCTATCACCTGGCCTGTGAGGACGAGCCCGGAGCACAGGTGATCTGCGGCGCGAGCACGGGCGCTCAGGCGCGGATCGTGTTCTCCGTCATGTCGCGCATGGTCAAGCGGGCGGGCTGGCTGCGGGAGCTGGGCTTCACCGCCTACGCGAACAGCATCACGTTCGGCGACACGGCCGGCGCCAAGCCGGTGAACTCGAAGAGTTCCACCCTCGACGGCCTCAACCCTTCGTTCATCTCCCTCGACGAATCCCACGCCCAGAGCTTCGAGCTGCACGACGTCCTGAAGAGTGCCCAAGGTGCGAGGCCTGACGCTGCGCTGTGGTGCCCGACGACGGCCGGCTATGACTTGACCTCCGTCGGGTATGCCCTGCACTCGACGGCAAAGAAGATTCTCGACGGCGTGATTGAGAGCGATCACACCTTCGTCGCGCTGTACGAGTTGGACGAGGGCGACGACTGGCGCGACGAGCGGACCTGGATCAAGGCGCTGCCGATGATCGGCATCACCCCGACCCTGGAGTACTGCCGCCGGTACCGCGACGACGCGGTCGCGACGCCGGGCCTGCAGGGAGAGTTCGAGACGAAGTGCTGCAACCGGTGGCTGCACTCCGCGAACTCCTGGCTCAGCATGGCTGCTTGGGACCGCTGCGCCGAGCCGACCCTGACCCTCGACGCCTTCGAGGGCGAGTCTGCCTACATCGGCGTCGACCTCGCCGAGCGCGACGACATAGCGGCTGTCGCGATGCTCTTTCGGCGCGGTGACGACGTCGTCGCCTTCGTCAAAGGCTACCTGCCTGAGATGGTCGTCGGGGAGCGGGCGCGGCGGGTGCCGGAGTACCGGCAGTGGGTCGCGTCCGGGGAGCTGGTGACGACGCCGGGCAACATGACCGACTACCCGACGATCGAGGCGGACCTGCGCGAGTGGTGCGACCGCTTCGACGTCCAGGAGATCGTCATCGAGCGGTATGGCGCGCTCAACCTCGCCGGCAACCTCTCGAATAGCGGCCTCCCGGCGCGGATCGAATCCAAGAACCCAAAGGTGTTTACGGCGCCCGCGAAGGACCTGGAGGTCCGGGTCAAGGCGGGGCGCTTCCGGCATACCGGCTCCAGTTTCCTGAAGTGGCAGGCCTCGAACGTCTGCGTCGAGCGTCGGCGGGACGGGTCGCTCCTGCCGACGAAGGAAGGACCGGAGTCGCCGAACAAGATCGACGCCGTCGACGCCATCCTGCTCGCGCTGTCCGCGCTGCAGCAGGCGCCGACGACACAGGTGTCTGAGCCCTGCATTTATGTGCTTGGGGCTTAGCTTGCGCCCGATGGTTCTCCGAGCCAGGCGCTTAGGTCTCCGATGGTTCTCCGAGCCGGGAGATCGGACGGTCAGGTTAGGGGTTTGAGATGGAGATCACAGAGTTCATCGAATCGGCAACCAAGCCGGTGCCGTTGGCCACGCTGACGGAGCTGGCCACGGATCGGCGGGCGCACGGCGACGACGTCGTCGCAGCCTTCGCCAGCCAGGTGCAGCTGAGGTCGCAGGCCGCTCAGGGCGTCCTGGAGACCGCGACCGCCGCGAACCGGGACACCCTGCTGGCGTCCGAGCAGCGGGCCTACGACGGCGCCGTTCGCGAGCGGGACAGCATTCTGCGGCTACAGCAGGCCGTCGAGCAGCGGACCGAGCAGCGGGCCTACGTCCCGCCGACGCAGGCCGCGGAGCGGCGCGTGGAGCCCGTGGGGGCGGTCCTGACGCGCGAGCAGTCCGTGCGCTCCTGGCTGGAGCAGCGGGGCGGCTTTCTCTACCAGGGCGAGCGCGGCGTCGACCAGCCGTCCCTGGGGCGGGCCATCCGGGCGCTCGTGACCGGCAACCGTTCGGGCCTGTCCCCGCTGGAGCTTCGTGCCCTGGCGGAAGGGTCCGGAACGGCGGGCTTCACGGTGCCCGAGATCCTGGCCACGCCGTTTATCGACCGCGTCCGAAACGGGATGGTCGTCATGCGGGCCGGCGCTCAGACCGTGCCCATGACGTCCGATACCCTCCACGTCGCGCGGCTGGCGCAGCCGGGCGGGTCGCCGGGCGCGGCCTGGAAAAGCGAGAACGATCCGATTTCGGATTCGGGTCTCACGATCGAGCGCGTGAGCTTCATCGCGCGGACCCTGCCGATGAAGGTGACGCTGTCGGTGGAGCTGTCCGAGGACAGCGTCAACATCGACCAGATCATCGAGCGCGAGTTGGCGCAGGCGCTTGCGGTGGAGTTGGACCGGGTCGCGCTGCTCGGGAGCGGCGTCCCGCCCGAACCCTCCGGCATCACCACGCAGGCCGACGTCGGGACCGGCTCTGTCGGTTCGCCCTTCTCGAACTGGGATTTCCTGGCTGACGCGGCCGGGAGCCTGTGGGCGCTCAACCACGAGCCGAACGCGGCGCTCTACGGCGCGACGCACGCGACCGCGGTCGCGAAGTTCGCCGACACCATCGGCCAGCCGTTGCGCCGGCCCGATGCGCTCTCGGGGATCACCGACTACCGCACCAACCAGCTGGCCACGTCGATCATCGTCGGCGACTTCCGGCAGCTGATGGTCGGCATCCGGACCGGGTTCCAGCTGGAGGCCTCCCGAGTCGCGGGCGACGCCTTCACGAACCTGCAGGTCATCGTCCGGGCGTACCTGCGGGCTGACGTGCAGCTCGCGCATCCCGAGGCGTTCACCGTTCTGAGCTAAGGAGTTTGACATGGCACTCGTTCGAGGCGTTGGCGCAAGTTTCAAGTTGGGGGCGGCCGGGTCGCCGGCCACCCTGACCGACGTTAGCGGCTGGCTCGATTCGATCCAGGGGTCGAGCGCCACCGGCGAATACGACGGCACGCGCTTTCAGCCGGGCGTGGCGAATCCGCTGAAGACGACGGTTCCGGGCTTTTCGGACAAGGGATACCAGCTCTCGGGGAAGTGGGACGCGGACGTGGAGGACTTCTTCAGCCCCTTGGAGGGCGTGCAGGACGTGTCCTACGAGTTTGGCCCTGACGGGACCACCACGGGCAAGCCCAAGATCAGCGGCACCTGCAACGTCATGTCCTACTCCGGCCCGCTGGCGCCGGCTGATGGGCTCGTGACGTTCACGGTCACGCTGAAGGTCAATTCGCGGTCGGTCGGCACCTTCACGGCGTAGTTGGTGCGGAGTGCCCGGCTCGGCCGGCAGCATGTCCGGCGGGCCGGGCTTTTTCAGGGAGCAACGGGCGATGAAGTGGTTGCGATGGTTCGAGCGGAGGGCGGTGCCGACCTGGTCGACGCGCCAGAGTCTCGAGGATTTCACGGCGCTGTTCGGCGGCGGTACGACCTCCTCGACCGTCGACGTCACGCCCGAGAACGCGGTCAACGTCCCGGCCGTGTTCGCCTGTATCCAGGTGCTATCACAGGACGTCGCGAGGGCGCCGATCAAGTTGAGGCGCAAGACAGCGGAAGATACCTACGTCGACGCCGTCGAGCACGACCTGTGGGAGATCCTGCACGACCTCCCGAACGCGGAGCATACGGCCTTCGAGTTCAAGGCGGCCATGATGCGGAACCTGCTGCAGTACGGCCGGGCCTACGCGGAGGTCATCAGGTCCGCTGGTCGGGTGACTGCCCTGTGGGCGCTTGACTCCCGGTACATGCGGGTCGACCGGGACGAAGCGCGGCGCAAGCGGTGGACCTACTCAGGCGCCGGCAAGACGTTCTCCTGGCTGTTCGACCCGTCCACCCCGCCGATCCTGGAGCTGACGTACGACTCGCCGATCGCGCGGTGCCGGGAGCTGATCGGGATTGCGCTGGCGCTCCAGACGTTCACCGGCAAGTTCTTCGCGGGCGGTGGACGCTTGCCCGGTGCCCTGCAGGCCGCGGGCACGCTGACCGACGCCTCGATGAAGCGCATACGGGCCGCATGGGACGCCGCACACTCGGGACCGGCGAACTCTCACAAGGTGGCCCTGCTCGAAGGCGGGCTGAAGTACGAGCCCTTCGCCGCGAACAACGAAGAGGCCCAGCTCGAACAACTCCTGCACGCGATCACCACGCAGATCTGCGGAGCGTTCCGGGTGCCGCCCTTCAAGGTCGCGGACCTGTCGAAGGCGACCTACAGCAACATGGAAACCGGGGAGCTGGCGTACGTGACGTCGACGCTGGACCCGTTCTTCGAGTTGTGGGAGAACGCCATCCGGCGCGACCTGCTGACGACCCGGCAGTTCCCGCAGTACGCAGTCACGTTTGACCGGAGTTCCCTGATTCGGAGTGACGCGCAGAGCCTTCACGGGGCGCTCTCCACGGGCCTGCAGGCGGGCTTCTACAGCCAGAACGACTGCCGGCGGGCGCTGGGGCTCAACCCGATTCCCGACGGCGACGGCTACGTTATGAACTCGGCGCTCGTGCCCGTCGGAGGAGACCGCAATGCAGCCTGACCTCGAACGCCGCGGTATCAGCGTTGCCGTCGACGGCGAGAAGATCGTCGGACACGCCATCGTCTACGGCTCTCTGTCGCAGGACCTTGGAGGGTTTCGGGAGCTGGTTCGGTCCGGTGCCGCGCGGGCTGCGGTGAAGCCTTCCGCCGACGTCGTCGCGCTCTACAATCACGACATGGGCCTCGTTCTCGGCCGGACCCCGATCACGTTGCACCTGACGGAAGACGAGCGCGGCCTCGCCTTCGAGCTGACGCCGCCGAACACTGCAGCCGGCCGGGATGCGCTGGAACTCGTCAGGCGGGGCGACGTCCGGGGCGCGAGCTTCGGGTTTCGGACCCTGATGGACGCCTGGAGAAACGACCAGGGAGCGGTCGTCCGAGAGCTCCTGGAGATCGACATTCACGAGATCTCCCTGACGGCCTTCCCCTACTACAAAGACACCGACGTCGCGGTCGCGAAGCGAGCCTATCAGGAGTTCCAGTCCGAGACCGGGGGGAAGCGGATCGACTGGCTCAAGCTGACGCTGCGCGTGTGATCGCTTGACAGCGCGGCCGTTCCGGGGTAGCGTGCGGGGTAGAGCGGGCCGGCCGGGTGTTGGACGCACCTGACCGACCCTGACCCGTCCACCGGAATACGGCCGGTTGACAGGCTGCACAATTCTACCGCAACCCGCAGCAGCCCGCCCGCCGGCCTCACAGGCGCCCACACGGCGCCGTTGGAGGCCAGAATGACCGTCAAAGAAGAGATCCAAGCCTTAGTCGAAAACCGTGTAGCAGCATTCCGTGACAACTGGCCCGTATTCTCAGGCGCCGACGGCGGGCCAAGCATCGATGATGTGCCCACGATCAACCGGCTGTCGGACGAGTGGATCACTGAGCACCTGGCGAGCGACGATCTTCCGCAGATACGGGAGGTCGAAGCGGCTTTCACCCCGGAGCAAGGCGGCTGCATG